TTTTTTATATTTATAATAATAAAACCATTTTTAATATTTATAACAAAATAATTTAATATGAATGTACCAATTTGGCCGGGTTCAAGTTCTTTTTCCTCAGGTTCAGGAGATACACCATTTGGATTTTATGATGGGCAAACGGATTTTGCAACTGATGCAGATAAAGTAGCTGATTTTTGTGCTAAAAGATTAGGTTACCCATTAGTTGATGTAGAATTACAATCAGGATCTTTTTATACTGCATTTGAAGAAGCAGTAACAACTTATGGTAACGAATTATATGCTTATAAAGTAAGAGATAACCAATTAACTTTAGAAGGTTTACCAACAAGTTCAGTTTTAACTCAATCATTAATAACACCTAGTTTTGAACCAATTGTTAGATTAACAGAAATGTATGGTGCTGAAGCAGGTTCAGGTGGAAATGTTCCTTGGTATTCAGGTTCATTTGTATTAACTTCAAGTGTACAAGATTATTCATTCCAAACTTTTATGACTCAAAGTAATATTACTGGTTCATTAGGTGAATTTGGGATTGAAGTAAAAAGAGTATTTTATCAGGGTGCGCCAGCAATTACTAGATATTATGATCCATATGCTGGTACTGGTTTTGGTTATCAAAATATGTTTGATTCATTTGGGTTTGGAGGTATGAGTCCTGCAATTAATTTCTTAATGATGCCCCTAAATTACGATATTCAAACAATTCAAGCTATTGAATTAAATGATATGGTAAGAAGATCTAATTATTCATTTGAAATACATAATGATAAATTAAGAATATTCCCAATACCAAACTTTTCTGATACTTGTGATGCAGATAATCCACCTCATAGAATTTGGTTTGAATATATTATTAGGTCTCAAAGAATTGAAAGTTCAATAAAAAATACTCCTACAAGAGTAACTAATGTTTCAAATGCTCCATATGCTAACCCAAATTACAATTATATTAATTCAATTGGTAGACAATGGATATTTGAGTATACTTTAGCTTTAGCAAAAGAAATGTTAGGGTACGTTAGAGGTAAATATGCAAGTATTCCAATACCTAACGCCGAAGTTAATCTAAACCAAGGTGATTTAATATCAGCAGCAACAGCAGAAAAAGTTGCTTTATTAGAAAGGTTAAGAAACTATTTAGATGAAACTTCAAGACAAGCATTATTAAATCGTAGGGCATCAGAAGCAGAAGCCAAAATGACTGAGTTGCAACAGGTTCCTTACACAATTTATATAGGATAACATGGCAATGTTCACTACAGCTAGGGACATGTCTCTAGTAAGAAAACTTAATAGAGAACTAATGGGTAATATTATTACACAGCAATGTTCTGTTTATCAATTTAAATTAGAAGAAACAAAAGTTAATTTATATGGTGAAGCAGATGCTGAAAAATATTATGATGGTCCCTTTATCTTTAATGTTCTTATAAATAGATCAAATGAAGAATATGCTGAAAATATTGAAGGTGTTCAATTTGGTCAACCTATAGAATTTTATTTCTTTAGAGATGATTTAAAAGATGCTGATGTATTATTAAGAGTTGGTGATATAATTTTATATCAAGAAAGATATTATGGTGTACAAAGTACAGTAGCAAACCAATATTGGGGAGGTAAAAACCCTTCTTATCCTAATAATATTAATCCACTAAACCCAGGTTTAGAAAATTATGGTAATAATTTATCAGTATTAGTTTCTACTTACTACATACCAGCTGATAAAGTTGCTATATCACCTTATAAAGAAAGATTTTAATGGCAAGACCTAGAAAACCAATACCAAAAACTCAAAGACAATTAAGTTTAGAGCAACAAGAGGCCTTTAAGGGAATAGAAAATAGAGGCGATTCTGGTAATCCAAATTTATCTGATGGAAACTTTAATGCAAATGTTCAATCAACGGGCATTGAATTTAATAGATCCAAAGAAATGAGTTTTAAAGATGATGATACAAAACAATATTCAGTTGGTATTCAAGATATTGATGAGGCTGTTTTTTATTATTTTAGAAATGTAATTAAACCATTTGTAATCCAAAATGGTGATAGAAGAGAAGTACCTATAATTTATGGTGCTCCAGAAAGATGGAAATCATTTCAAAGAGATGGCTATTATAGAGATAAATCTAATGCAATTATGTTACCTATTATTGTTATTAAAAGAGATACAATAACAAAAGATAGAACAGTTGCAAATAAATTAGATGCTAATTCTCCAAATTTAAGTGGGGTCTGGCAATCAAAATTTAGCTCTGATAATTTTTATGATAATTTTTCTACTTTAAATAATAGAAAACCAGTAAAAACTTTTTATGCTGTTGCTCAACCAGATTATGTAACAATGGAATATAGTTGTTTAATTCAAACTTACTATATGTCTCAACTAAATAAAATTATTGAAGCTTGCGAATACGCTTCTGATGCCTATTGGGGTGATCCAAGTAAATTTAAATTTAGAGCTTTCATTGATTCATTTACTACGGCAACTGAATTAGTTCAAAATCAAGATAGATTAGTTAAAGGTACTTTTGGTATAAGATTAAGAGGATATATTATACCAAATACAATTCAAAAAGAATTAAAATCATTAAAAAAGTATAATTCAAGAGCAAAAATTACTATAACAAACGAAGTTGTTCGTGATATGAGAGACTTAAATCCACTTAGAGATCCAACAACAGATGGTAGAAAAAGGAATTAATTTTTAGGGCATTTTGATATATTTATAACCAAATATAAAATTATGTCCAATAAGTTGTCTCAAGAAGAAGTTGCAAAACTAAAAAGTTACCAATTGCAAAATACTGAAATAGCATTAGCATTAGGTAATATTGAAATTCGAGAATACGAATTAAAAAAACAAAAAGAGGAAGTATTTAAAAAATATGAAACTCTACAAAAAGAACAAGTTACTACAGCCGGGGAATTAGAAAAAAAATACGGTAGTGGTAATATAGATTTAGAAACAGGAGAAATAAGTTCAATAGAATAATTTTTTGAAATAATTTCTCATATTTATAATAAAATAATATTTAAATTTTTAATATAAAGAAATGGCAGAAACATTAATATCTCCAGGTGTATTAGCAAGAGAAAATGATCAATCATTTATTCAGCAAAGCCCCGTCGAATTTGGTGCCGCTATTATAGGTCCAGCTGTAAAAGGACCAGTTAGAATCCCTACTTTAGTCACTTCATTTAGTGAATATCAAGCTTTATTTGGTACAACTGTAGAAAGTGCTTCTAGAGAATATGGATATTTAACTTCTACTGCAGCTAATAACTATTTTAGACAAGGAGGCACATCATTATTAGTAACAAGAGTTGTACATGGTGATTTTACTTCAGCATTTACTTCTGGAAGTATAACTTCAGGAGGAAATACAGACGGAAGTAAAAATTCAGGTATCATGAACGCAGCTTCTTCAGAATCATTCCAATTACAAACAATATCACAAGGAACGATAATGAACAATTACCAAGCAACAGATAGTGCTAACGGTACATTAGATTCAGGTTCAGTTGATAATGTAAGATGGGAAATTTCAGGTGTAAATTCAGCATCAGGTACTTTCTCACTAATTGTTAGACAAGGAAATGATACAAACAATCAGAAATCAGTATTAGAAACTTTTAACGATTTATCCTTAGATCCATTTTCTGCCAATTATATTTCAAAGGTAATCGGAGACCAAGTATTTAATATAAGACAAGATGGTTCAGATTTCTATGTACAAGCATCAGGTAGCTATGTTAATAAAAGTAAATATGTATCTGTAAAACAAGTTAACCACCCAACACCTAATTTCTTTGATAATAATGGTGTAGCTTCAAGTGGTTCATTTGATGGTGTTTTAACTCCATATACTAAATTTATACCAGTAGCTAGTTCAGGTTCATTTACAGGAGCAGTTGGAGACAATGTTCAAGCAGCTACCTCACCAATGAAATTTAATCAAGATATTTCAAATACAAATATCCAAGGACTTACTCCTACAGATTATTCATCTTCAATATCATTATTAAATAATAAAGATGATTACAACTTTAATGTAATAGTAGCTCCAGGATTAATTGCAGATTCAACTTTTGCAGCTCATATAACTCAAGTTAATTCTTTAGTTTCACTAGCTGAAAATAGACAAGATTGTATAGCAGTAATTGATGTATCAAAATATGGTAGTACAGTAAGTGCTACAACAAATAGTGTTTCAGCATTTGATTCAAGTTATGCTGCAACATATTGGCCTTGGCTACAAGCTGTTGATCCAACAAGTGGACAAACAACTTGGTCGCCAGCTTCTGCGTTTATACCAGGTGTATATTCATTCACTGATTCCTCATCTGAACCATGGTTCGCACCAGCAGGTTTAATTAGAGGTGCGCTAGGAAACGTAATTAGAGCAGAAAGAAAATTAACTTCAGGTAATAGAGATACTTTATATAGTGCAAATGTAAACCCAATAGCTACTTTCCCAGGAAGAGGAGTTGTAGTATTTGGTCAGAAAACACTACAAGTTAGAGCAAGTGCTTTAGATAGAGTAAATGTAAGAAGATTATTAATTACATTAAAGAGCTTTATTACTCAAGTAGCTGATAATTTAGTATTTGAACAAAATACAATTTCTACAAGAAATAACTTCTTAAGCCAAGTAAATCCGTACTTAGAATCAGTACAACAAAGACAAGGATTATACGCTTTTAAAGTTGTGATGAATGAGACTAACAACACACCAGATGTAGTTGATAGAAATGAGTTAGTTGGTGCAATTTATTTACAGCCAACTAAAACAGCTGAATTTATAATATTGGATTTCAATGTATTACCTACGGGAGTTGAATTTCCAGCATAAGAATTAAAAAACAGAATATTTATAATAAAGAATAAATAATTAAATAAAATGGCAGTATTAGACCCAA